ATTTTTTACGCGAAATATTTTTTTGGGATGCGTAGCAAAAGTACAGCCGAAAAAGAGGCTGGATTCAAGGGAGGGCGGGTGGGACGCGGGCGCGTTTTTGCTAGGGGGTATGGGGGGCCGCGCTAACGCTTTTACTTAGTCGCGAGCCGTAGGCGAGCGTGCCTTGCACCCCTTAGTTAGCTTGTTAGGGCTTAGGTAACTTGTTAGCCAGCTAACCTAAAAAAGGGTACGCACGGTACCCTTACTAACTAGCTAGTTAAGCCTAGCTAAGTTTACCAATAGCGATCTTACCTTGCTTATACTTCCAAGCATCCTTGCCTACTATCTCACCAGCATAGTGCTTGAACACGGTAACAAAACCTTGGGTTTCATATACCTTGCTAAGATGGGGTTTTGATTCAACGTATGCACGCATGGCGTCAATCTCTATAGGGCGGTAATCATCGTCGCCTAATAGTTCAAAGTAAACATCTATAGCAGTTGCTAGTTGAGCTGCACACTTGAACCCGTCGGGCACATTGTCAAACGTCACACTACCATAGGCACCTTTGCCACTAGGTATAACCTTGGGGCGCTTAGGCTTGGTTGACTCTGGCGCTAATGTTGAACCATTAGCGTCAAGGTTGGAGATAGCCTCTTTAACTGTTTGAGTTGAAGCGGCTGCGGTCTTGTTAGTCTTAGCATTCATTGCATTAGTCCTATAAAGCCCGACAGGTATTGTCGGGATGCGTCTTATTATACGCAGTTAACTATATAGTACAAGCACTATATATAGTCGCCTAGTTAGTCGCTAGTTAACTATTTGTCCAACAAGTCTACACTGTCGCTGGCTCTAACGGGTCGCCTCCGTCGCGCGGTCTAACGGTTCCGGTGGGTCTGTCGTCCGTCGGTCGCTGTCGTCCGTCGGTCGCTGTCGTCCGTCGGTCGCTGTCGTCCGTCGGTCGCTGCGTGAATGAGTGGGTGGGTGGGCGGGTGGGCGCGGCCCCCTGCTACTTTTCTATGTAGTCGATCGATCGATCAGTCGATCCGTCGATCGATCCGATCCGATTCGTAATCTGTCCCTCGATCGTTTGCGGTACACGTTTCGTGATGAGTTGTCCAAGTCGATCGATCAGCTGATCCTTGGATAGTGAGTCGATCTTCGCGGTCAATACTTCGCGTCGATCGATGTAAAGTCCTCCGACCTTCCCTCGGTGGATCTCTGCGGTGATGGCTGCGTTAATCTGTCCCTGGTCGCGTGCCTCCTCGCGCAAGTCATGAAGCGCGGATAGGTGGCCCTCCATGGAAACTCTATCCCGCTCCGCCTCCTTGATTTCCTGGTCGATCAGATAGTTTCGGAGTAGCGGGTTGTGATTGAGTAACACACTGCCTTGTCTCTTGGCAGCGGCTCTGTTCTTCGTATAACCAGCTTTGACAGCTGCTTCGGTAGCGTTTTGGCCTTTCAGATACTCTCGAGCGAACTTCTTTTGCTTCGGGTTTAGCGGGTGCCACCTCTTACCATCGGGGTCGATGAAGCCGTTACCGTCGTCAGATGGGATCATGGGAGTGTACTGTAGCTCTTTCATGCAATGAATCCGAGGGGTCTGTGGATCACTACTATAATCTAAAAATAATATATTTTATAAAAAAGAAAAGATTTCGCTCGCGGCCTATCTACTCTATTCTCTGTTTCAGAAGTAATAGTTCTAATAGATTCTATTACTTTTCAGTCACACTCAACACGGCCCCCGTCCCTTGTCCCACGAGGCTTTTCTCCTCACTCTATTACTTCTATTAGTTTATTAGTCGTTTTTGTTAAAAAAATAAAAAAAAGTTTTTTTTCCAAATAGACAATATCAGTAATATCTCTAATCTTTCTAATAGGCACAAAAAAGCCCACCGAAGTGGGCTAATCGCGGTTAGTGGAAGTTTAGTACAGAAGCTCGAGCACGGTCAGATCTGTCAATACCCATCTCATTCCTAACTCAGGATCGGTTGTAGCTATTCCGTGTTGGTCGTCTTCAATCTGAGGCCCGTCTAGGTTACTGACTAACGTCCAGACGTAAATGTCGTCGTCTTCGATCAGGGGTATGAAATGTTCCAGCACGTGTGGTTTTACGGCGTCGGGTAATGCTTTGTATTGCGCACCCCTCATAATCAACAATCCCTTGCCGTCCGTTTCATTTGTATGTAACCAAATGACTATCGCACCTTGATCAAACTCCTGTCCTTTTCGGACTAGGGTGTATCCCAACAGGTGCAAGTTAGGTCGAACGAACTCCCCGTCCTTTTCTAACAAGTCGGGGACTATATCTTCTGGGTAAAAGGTATAGGTGAAATCGAAAAACTCTTCGCGTTCGCGAACACCACTAGCTGATATCAGTGTCTCTACTTTATCGAGACTTTGGAATAGTTCCTTGATCATTTTATTCTCCTTTCTATGGGTAAAAATCCTAGGGCGCGTAGCCGCGCCCGTAGCCTATAGTAAGGCGGGAAAAAACGAGGGTAAAGCACTAAGCCGAGACTCTGACATCTCCGTAGAGTTCTACCTCGCTCCATTCTGTAACGTAGGTCATCTCTAAATAGTCTTCGTGCATATCGTCGGGGAAGATGTCTTCGAAGGTTGTGTAATGCAATGGGTTACGTCGGCTATCCCATGGCTTACAGTCGTACCGTAAATCATCTCTCACGGTCGTTACATAGTTGAAATGTAACTGGATGTTGGTCTGCTCCACCCACCACGGCTTTCTAATCGTGGCGATCACGTCGGGGTAATTGTTTCGGTAGAGTACAATCCAAGCTTCGGTCTCGATCAGTCGTTTAGGGTTTACGTTCCACGGCCCTGTCGCCATTGTTTTGGCGTTATCGATCCGAGTTTTATCTAGGTTTTTCGTAAACCCGTCGGTGCGTATCGCTAATACGTTAGTCATACGATCTCCTCTGTCTCAGAGCGACCTTCTCTGGCGTCTAATGCTGTAAACAGCAGTGCTTCGAAATACGCTGAATCGCTGCCCTCATTATCTCCGTCTGTTAATAAAAACGAATACTCATCGTGAAACTCTATCTCCCCATCATGGGTTTCGTTAATAGGTTTTCGTATTATGAGTGCACCATTGGTGTGGTCTATCGCGGTGTGTTTTTGCGCCCACATTGCAAAACTATCTTTAGTTTGTAAGCGGTCGTAAAACTGTTCTCGAGCCATATCGTAAAGTTTGTTGTAATCGATCATTCTATTCTCCTTTCTAAATGAATGCGCCCCTTTCGGGGCGCGGGTAAATTAGCAACCGTAATCGGCTAAACTCCACCGTCGTATCTGGTAAGGCGTTACGTCACTGTATGGCCATACGTCTATTTGGTACGCCGTTTCGCCTACCGTAAATAACCAAACCTTATTAACAAGTCTTGGGTGGGGTCTACTCTCGTAGAGGTCTGCGACTCGTGGGTCGTTAGACAGTCTTTCGTAGAACTTTTCGTAATCGGATAACTCGTACAAGTTAATCTGGTAAGCGTCTTTCTTGAAATGTTGTATTTCGGTAGATTCGCTATAACTCAGTGGTTCCCAGTTATCGTCGTCTAAGAAATATTCTAGAAAATCGATTTGCTTTTCTATGTAGTGGAACGGCTGTCCACCACCGTGGCTAATTACTGGTTCTAAGCCCAGTGCATTCTCTACTGTTTGTAGAGCTGTTTCGATTCGTTCGTCGCCTTTAACAATTACTTGCTCGGCTACGATCTTCATCGCTTCTTTCGTATCCATACTTTCTTCCTTTCTATCGTTAAAAATCTTAGGCGCGGGGTACGCGCCTATAATAAGGGTAGCTAGGAGTACCGCGAAAGTAAAGCACTAAAGGAGCAATACGAAGTGGTCTTTCTCTTTCTTAAGTTTCCCGTCGACACCTCTGTATACTGGGATCGTGGAAGAAGAATCAGCATCTAAATCTGCTTTGGTGCGAACAAGGTATTGTTCATCTTCGGCTGGTCGGAAATCTTTCAGTCGTTTGACCACAGTCGAGATCGACAAGTCTGCGGTGTTTAATCGGCTTATGTAATACTTCATATCATCTCCCGATATGTTCGATATCCGAGTCGGGTATCACTTGGTAAGCGCCTTTGTTATAGGCTGGGGCGATCGTCGCACGGGCCGACGGTCGTGTATCTGGTCTCTGCGTACAGTCAGCGGTGGGCATCCGAGAGGGATATTTTTCTCGGTGGTCGTCGACACGCATAGTCAGGGTCAGTGGTCGGAAGGGTCGGGCTTTCGCCCGACTCCGAGGTAGTGGTTTATAGCGTCTAGGCATCCGCATAGTCCGCGATGTTACGGTCATCGTCGACCTCGTCGGCGAACGTAATCGGGTATATCGGGTACGCTGCCATCTCACCTGCAAGTTCGTCGCGGTAGTTATCAATACTCCTGACTCGCTTAACGCTCACATGATCCTCGACTCGCTCTTCGAGTAGCCACTGGTCGAACAATCTGGTACGAGCTTTGTAATCTTCTAGCGAATAGTGCGGGGTATCTTCGTCGATCGGGGTGGAGCGGGGGTGCCACTTACCGTAAGTAATGGCTAGGCTAACGATCTCGGGGTACGCTGCGAGCACCTCGTCAGGTATCGAATCACCTATGGTGCGTAACTCAGCGTGAGCTTCTTGCATGAAGTCGTGTAACTTACCCGCAAGGCTGCTGCTGAAGCCTAGTGACTCGAGGTGTGGTCGGAATACACGATACTCAAGGTCGTGCTCGTCAAATATATCAGACATATCTGTCTCCTTTCTGCTTTCTAAGTTATCCGCGCCCGTAGGCGGCGCGGTTTATATAAGGTACTTACGATTACCGCGAAAGTAAAGCACTAACGCGACTACTCCTCGACGTTGTCCTCGAGATAGTCCATAAGCTCCCCTAATCTTGGGCGAATCTCTTCGTCGTAATCACGGTCATCGGAAAGCCGTGCACTAACTTCTAAGAGCAATGCTTGGAACCGTTCTAATAACGGTCTCTCTTCAGGCTCAGGTTCATCCCCACCGAAATGCTTTTCGATAAGCATGGCGTCACTTAATTCGCGTAAGCGATCAACATCAACGGTCATTTGCTACGCTCCTTACATCTTCTAAGCGTTGTTGGATGACGACTGTATTGCAGCTACTGCAACACTGTCCGTCTGCGAGGGGCTGCGCGTTATGTCCGTGTGCCCAGCCGTTACTTTGTACATCGATCGGCCCATCACACACGCAACATTGGTGTTCTACGTTCGGATCGTATGACCTCATCTGACGGGGGTTTTTGGTTTCTTGAGGATCATCAACATCGTGCATTTTGAACTTGATATCGATCTCAGCGGCGACACCTTTCTGTTCTTCTATCGCTACGAAAAACATACAGGCGTCACAATCTTCTTCGAGGTAAACCTTCGATCCTGAAACGTAACTATGTCCACTGATCTCTTGGTGTATTCCAAGTTCGAACAGTTCGCTAAACTCCACTTCTAACCAGCCGTGGCCAGAGTCGTGGAAGAAGTTGTATTCCTTCATTTCGTTCTCCTTTCTATTAAAGTTTGTGGTCTGGTAGTCGATACGATTGCGGTAATGAAAACTTCCCGTGGACGAGAAGGGTGAGGCCCGACTTCATCGTATCTATTTCTCTAAATCCCTCGAAAGGGGTAGGAACCAGCCTGACGCTACCAGTCGCCTGACATAATATCCTCACCGATATTCTATTTATCAGCTGCATCTTCTAAGAGCCTATCCCAAAGTTCGTCAGAGATCTCAGGCATCTTTTTGTACAATACTTTGTGCAACTGACACTGTAAACATTCTACCGTGGCGTATTCTTCCACGGGGCCATCCGAGATCCATGAACGACAATCGTCGTTGTAACAAAGCTGAATCTCGTGCGGTAATAATTCGAAGGCAGCGTCGAGTAAGTCGGTCTGCCTATCGTATTTCTCTCGCCAGCTCATGAGTGAGTATACCCGTTGGTTTCGATGCCCAGCCACATATTCGGCACAGCGGTCATAATACAATCGTCAAAAAATGCTTTATGCACGTGTTTAACAACCCAATCGCTGAACGTCATGTACGCAAAGTCTGGGTGCTGGCTATCCAAAACGTGTTGTTGAAACACTTTTTTAAGTGCTTTATCTTGCTCAGGGCTAAGTTCAAGCGCTGCAAGTTTTTCTACTGGTGTCATATATTCTCCTTTCTATGGGGGCGCGGGTAGCGCCTACTACTAAAGCGTAGCGGCGACTACCCCGAAAGTAAAGCACTACGCTAGACGCTTCTCGGGATTCCTGAGACGCCATTCGACGTTGTACCAATAAACTTTCATCTTCTGATCCTTAGCGCGGTCGGCACATTTGCGAACCGCGTCTATACGTCGCTGTGTTTGAGAGTTGGTCATAACTTTCACCTCACACCAGATCTTTGATCACGGAAACTGTAAAAGCAACCATCGCCATGATAAACGCTGCTCCGCAAATTATCGCCAGCCGCTCAATTTTATTCATCGAATCCGATTTAAAATCGGGTGTTCTATTTTCGACAAGCTGAGGATGTTTTCTTGCGGTCTCTTGAATGATTGTACTAATCGCTTCAGAGTTATGTGTCATGCGATGAGAAGTTGGTTTTTGTTCAGAAACTATTCGGGGAGGTCTAGTCTCTCGAACAGCTTTCCAAGGATCTTCGATTCTCCTTTCGAGTTGAGCGATACGCTCAGGTGAAGCGTTCTCGCCGCCTCTCTCGATCTTTTTATGCGTATAAACGCATCTAGCCCAGATTCTAGGAGCTTCTTTCTCTGCATAAGTTTCGTAACGTGCGATCCGATACTTATGTCTGACAGCTTTATTCTTTTTCGGCTTGGTTTCCATTTCAAGGTAAGGTGTTCCTGAAACTCCGACTAACTTATGCAAGTTGTCTAAATTAGCAGGGGGTTTGCCGACATAGTCATGCTCTTGCCAGAACTCTTTTAGTCTTCTAAGAACGTCTGAATCTTCGGCATAATCAGTTCCGGCTAATTCTTCAACCGCTCTATACAGGGCGTGAGATACGCTATGTATCTTTTTCGGATAAGGTGCAAGTTCCATATCTTTCTCCTATGGAAAAGGGGGGCCGTAGCCCCCGATCTATCAAAGTGAAACAATAAACCCTTCTTCGATCAGGGCTTTTTTGTAGCACGCGATAATGCGCTTTTTCTGTTTCTCTGGGTTTTTGGTATTAGGCATACTGATATGCCCCTCCTCAACACCTAGATCAACAACTTCTTGCATGGTGAAGTTTTTAGGATCAAACTCTTTGCTTTCGATATCCTGCATCGAAATAACAAGAGCTTGAAACTGTGGGGTTTTGACTTTCGTCTCCGAAAGTTCTTTGCCCGTGTACGCAAACTTCTGCGCCACTCGACCACGCTTCGCGGTCTCAGGTGCTTTCACCGTAATCGTCGTTACGGTCGCCGCTGCTTTTTTCGCAGGGGCGGCTTTTTTCACAGCTGGTGCTGCTGCTTTCTTGGCTGCTGCCATGTCATTCTCCTTTCTATGATGACGTTATACTTTCTAGCTGGTTTATACCAGCAACTACTACCTTACTAAAGACTAAAGCGAAAGTAAAGCACTAACTAACGATCCTGGTTGACGTAAGCAGATGTTGGCTCTCCGGTATCAAACATCTCTGCTTGATTATCTTCCTTAAAAGCATTCTCAATAATCACGCTTTTCTCTTGTAGCAAGATGTTTAGCATGTCAACTAAAGTTGCACATCGGTTGCTCATCTTGTTCAGATCATTGCGTAAGATTGTTACTTCTGCTTCAAGAGCAATCAAATCTTCACGAACATCGGTCATTACTCGATCCTCCATACTCGGACACCACTTACTTCTTTCTTATCGACCTCTTCTAATTTCACGCGAAGCGTAAACTTCCAAGGGGGCTGTTGTTTCTTCGCAAAGGTCCGAGTCGATTGGTCGAGTCGATTCTTCAATCGTTTCGCTGTATCGTCATCTCGGTCTGTTTGAAAGAAAAACGAAGCGCCTACTTGAAACTTATCCCAAGGGTAACTGGTAGAGTTTCGAGTATCCGTTGGTAACGGGACGTCCATGTCAGGCTTAAAGTCAGCCCATGGGTCATTCGACATTACTTCCTCCTTCTTCTATTGAGTTAGTCCACTCAGATAAATATCCGAATGTCTTAACGGCTTCAGATAAGGCGCAGTCTTGCTGCGCCATCTTTAGGGCAAGTTGCCGCGAGACACTTCTCGCGGTTCCTTGTACTTCTTCGAATTGCTCTAGGGGTCTGTTGAGAACTTCAGGATCTGACAGCTCGTGTAGTAAACACCACGTCTCGCTGATCAAGTCTTGGTCGACCACGACAGAATTACCTAGCTTCAAAACTTGTCCCACTACGCTGCCTCCGCATATTCAATAGCAAGGTTAAGTGCTCTTGATTTACGCTTGGAGCTTTCGCCGAACATCGTGCTGTACGCTCGGTTCTCGCCGCTACGTTGATGATCTTCGACAAAGGTTACTGCGTTGAGTGCGCCCCACCATGTACCTTTAGAAGACTTCAGGGTTGCTCCTGGAGACTCTTCTAAGGCGCGTACCGTTAGTTCAGAGTATTTCGTAAACTGGTCTCGTAGCGGGAACATATCGCCAACCTTCTTGCCTTCTTCTAACAACCGAACGTGTTCAAGTTGCTCTTTATACAGGTCAGGTTGGTTAAGGCGGGTGATAAACTCAAGCACGTCGCTGTGCTTGGCTTTCTTAGACGCAAGCAAGTGCGCGGCATCTTGGAAGTTTTGGTGGGACTCTTTCATAAGCCCTAACGCTTCGGCTGCTTTCTTAGCGATATCGTCGGTAAACTCTGTATTGTGTGTCATACGGAACTCACCGCGAGATGCTTGGCCTAACGCGAACTGCAAAGTGTTGTTACACACGACGCGTATTTCGGTCTCGCGTATGATCATAGCGTGTCCGGCTTCGTGAGGTTGACGAAACAAAAAGTAATCGTTAATCTCGTCACCGCCAGGAAGTTCAAACGTTTCGTTTAGTTTGGCTAACGCCCACACATCTTTACCACCGCGTAGGCTACCAGCGGTCTCCATACTCACGTTGGCTTCTTTAACAAACTTCGCAAAGAAATCGAAGATACGTTCGTTTTGTATTGGCTTATAGCCTGAACCGCATGAGGAAAGAATCGCGTTGTCGGTGTCGCGTACTATCGTAAACCGACTAGGGTCTTCTAATAGTTCGAGCGCGATATTACCGTCGGCGTCTTTCTCGTATTCATTGATGGGCTTGGCGGAAGTCCAAGTTGGTCGCTTACTGACAGACCAGTCAAGTCCTGCCGCAACCATCATCTCGTGAGGAGTAAGGTCGTTAGATACTTCAACACCTTCTCCGTGCCAAGGGACTTGGCCTGTCCAAGCCATACTTTCTACTGCTGCTACCATGGGTAGTCTCCTTATGTAATTTCTACTTTCTACGTTTTGTCGTAACGCTGTCACGGCGCTACTTTTAATACCTTAACCGCGAGGGTTACGAAAGTAAAGCACTAAACAGACGCTAAAATGAAAGCGAAGAATTCCTCCCAGTTGTAGGGAGTCTTAAGAGTATAAGATGCTTCGGTCTTCCAGTTTAGTTTCCCTAACTCTTTGATCGTCATGTCTTTTATATGAAATAACTTGATCTCTTTCTCCTTACTATTGTTCTTTCTGATCAAGACAAAACAGTTCCCTCCGACTTTAGATCGGTTGAATAACCATGCCATCTGAAAAGGACTGAGCTCAGATTTTAATCCGTCGATCGATTTCAACTCCACCCAGATTTCTTTCCCCTCATGACAATAGTTGACATCGGGAACACCTTTCCCTGTCCCTCCTGTCTCGATCCGTTGAGAGTGAATCTCTTTCGGCATATTATCTTTTACTAATCCCCAGAGTGAAGCTTCTTTTGGCATATCGATCTCAATGTTTGACGGGCTGATCGCCCCCGTGGTGTTCTAAAAAGATAAAAGCAATCTCTCTAAGCTCGTTCATAAAGTCTGCTGCTCTCTCCATATCCGACCCGCACATATGAAAGACATTGACTGCTCCGACTAAAGTCATCGCTCTATAAACTTCGAACATGTCGATGTGGTCTTTATTAGTTTCCGATAGCCAGTCATGAAGCATGATAAAGATCTCATTTATTTCTTCATCATCAGTTTCGACAACTATCTGTTTCCAATCACGAGGAGCAATCACAGAGACTCCTTGTTGCGATGTTTATAATAGTAATCACCTTTCCCTTGTTTCATCCTCTCTACGATCTGCCATACTCGTTGTTTAGTAACTTCAAACCGTTCTCCGATCTCTCGAAGGGTCATCCCTTTTTTCCACAGTTCGTAAACGAGGTGATAATACTCTTCGTTATTAGCAATCTGCTCTTGGCTGAGACTTCGTATTCTCATACAGCTTCTCCCCAGTTATCTCCTGATTCGTAATCTACCACCAGTGGTACTTTCATATCGACACAGTTGACCATCTTATCTATTACCATCTCCGATTGTTCTTTATTAAATATCGAGAAATCTAGTTCATCGTGAATCTGTATGTGCGGCACCATTCCTTCTCTCCACAGCTCCCGCATCGCGAGCTTGGTCATATCTGCGGCTGATCCTTGAATCAGCTTGTTCAGAGCTTTATATGTAAACGATCGTTTGAGATTATCTCCGTACTGGTCTTTAGCTTCTTGTTCAGGTAAGGGTGTTCTCTTTTCTTCAGCTAAATATCCGACTGGTTCCCATAAATCGAAATGACATTTCCGACCCGCGAGAGTCGTTATGTATCCTCGCTCCTGAGCAGTCCGAGTGCACCTGTCCTGTATCGCTCGAACGAAGGGAACCCGTGCATGGTAGACCTCTAACAATCTAGCGGCTTCGTCTTGCTCTAACCCTAGCTCTTTAATCAGCTTCTCTCTCCCCATCCCGTAAGTCAGTCCGAGGTTGATATCCTTAGCTTGCTTCCGAGGTATCCCTGCCATATCTGCTACGATCTGGTGGAAGTCAGCACCTTCGTTAGAGTATGCATTGACTGCATCAGCTGATCCTGGGAGTCCGAGCAACGACGAATAGTGAACCGTAATCCTAGGTTCTTGTTGAGAGTAATCGAAGATCCCCCACGTTGCTCCCTCTTCTGGAATAAACAACGACCTGATCATCTTGCCGATCTGCGGATCTCGAGCAGGGATCTGTTGTAAGTTTGGGTTGGAATAACTAAACCGCCCAGTCACTGTCCCTCCCCCGTCGTTCTTCAACGGGTGAGCTTCAGCATGTATCCGACCGTTATGAGAGTATTCTAAGATCGCACCTTCGATAAATGTCGTTCGAGCTTTATTGATCTTCCGAGCTTCGACGATCATCTTCGGCAGTTCGTGTTCGTGAGCTTCGAGCCACGGTCCTTGAAAACTAGGTGCGCCTTTCGCTGTGTGTGGGTACCAGATTCCGTTAGCGTCGAATGCTTTTTGTATCGACGCGCTCGCCCAGATATCAATCGACGTTCCGAACTTACGTTTTATTTCTACGAGCAACTGCTGTTCTTTCTTCGACATTTGCTCCGAGGCTTGCTCTGCCCTAGCTGTGTCGATCCGAACACCCCGCCATCGCATCTCGATCAACAAAGGTATGAGGTCACATTCGAGGTCGAAAATCTTTTGTAATCCTTCGATCTCGATCCTCTTCTTAAATATCTTCCACAGTTTGAGAGTCATCACTGCATCTTGTTCAGCGTATGGCCCGACGTATTTAGCAGGGAGCGACCACATGCCGCTCTTTGCGTTTACGCCCCATGCTTTAGCAGCCATCTCAAGCAACGTTTCATCTTTAGTTTCCCCTAAAAAATCTAAACCGAGATTGTTTAGAGAATATGACCAGCGATTTTCGTCGAACAGCGGAGCTGCGAACATCGTATCGCGGAGGGGGCATGTCAAGTTGACTCCTTCGCGTTTTAACCAGCCTACATCATAAAGTGAATTATGGAAAACCATCGTACCTTTATGATTCTCAAACGTTCTTTTGAGCCAACGTAGGACAACTTCCTCCTCTAAATTACCACCGTTTTCATGTCGGATTGGTAAGTATCCTGACCAACTGTCTGATGCAATAGCTACACCTACAACGTACCCGTCACCTGTAGCCCATCCTGGCCCACGGTTAGTCAGATTCGGATCATAAGTTTCTAAGTCAACGGCTAACGTTTCGTTAGGATCGAAACGCGGCAGTATATCAGGAGCGACCCAATCGCTTTCAGGCTGAATCAGTGGTATCTGCATCGGGGTCGATATCTCCTATGCCGTATCGAATGTGGTGTTCTACTAAAAACAAATATCGTCTAAGGTCTCCGATATCGTCGAGTAGTCCGTCTTCTCCGTTGAACTTAGCTCCTGCTTCGAATACATCGTAATTACAAGATTCAGCTTGTTGTTCGATGCGGTCGAATTTACGAGCGAGCATCATAAACGCCCCCGTACCGCCTCTACGTTTCCAAGAATCACCGTAAGACTTTTCTGATTCGATCAGGCTTACAATGTCCTGCTGGGCGATATCCTTCATCTCTGTCCACTTAGCGTCAAGACCCATTTTTATTTCTCCAATTACGTTCTCGTCGTTTGATCCAAGTAAAACAGGCTTGCTGCCAATCAACTGCTTTAATCTCTCCGAGATACTTATAGCAATCTTCATACTTCCGTTCCTTATGTTTTAGATAGGCATGAGTCATCGGAATCATGACGTCAGGGAAAAACATGTTCGTGTACCCACTCGATCCAAACATATTAGGCCAATCATTTACAGGTTCTGGGTTGCCAGCAACACGTCGAGGCGGGATCGTTGCTAAAAACTGTTCGCACTCTCGTAAGAAGTTATCAGCCTGCCCTTCAGTAACGAGGGGATAGTGGGGGTCAGGGTATCCCATTGCATCCCAGTATTGACGATCATAGAAATCTACCCCGTCGATATTTTTTACTTTGTCCCACTCTTTATTGAGATAGATATGGAAGCTGTCGCTTATCTGATAGTACGGCCCCATTTCTAGCCCCAGTGCCGCTGCGATATATTCTTGTAACACAGACATATGAACTGCGTTTGCACCGTAAGCTCCCCAGATCATATCGTTCGATCTATTACAGACTGTCATCTGTAGCTTGTTATCCCTGATCTTGAAATAGATATTGGTATTGCAGGGGATATCTTTGCTAGGGCTGTCAAGATCATGAACAGCGTCCCACATCTGT